AAAAGGCAGGAACAGGCATATCCTCAAGAAGACCAATCAGGAGATCAAGAAGCCACTCCATAAACTTCAGAGGCGCCCAGAGAAGAACGTCCTTAATAAAATTGGCAAATGCTTCCAACATTTTTAACCCCCAATATTAAGCGGACAGGACAACACGAACAGCCATCAACGACCATAAGCCGATCATAATAGCGGAAAGCATTCCTGATATTTGTGAAAATAAATCACAGTGCATAGTTGTAGACCAGCTTCCGAAATAGCCAGTATTGACCGATATTTGAGAACACGAACCGCCAGAGCCTAAACCGGAACCAATATCAGAAGCAGCTTCCAATATCGGAACTGCCTTAAGCCTTGCCCAATAGTCCTCAATACCGCCGTCGGTCTCTTCCAGTTCGGGATAACCTTCACCAGAACCACAAACCTCAGTTGCAGGGTCACAGTCGCCACCTTCACCGTCACCATTCAAATCTCCAGTACCGTCACCAGTAGTACCATCGCCATTTGAATCCGAATCGCCGCCAGTACCCGTTGAGGGATCAGAACCCGCGCCACCTGGTCCAGATGTACCGCCATCATTTGGCCCGGCGTCAGGATCAGTCGGATCAGTGGGATCAGTTGGATCAGTCGGATCAGTTGGATCAGTCGGATAAGCTGGATCAGTCGAATCAGTCGGATCAGTCGGATCAGTCGGATCAGTCGGATCAGTCGGATCGGTTGGATCGGTTGGATCGGTTGGATCGGTTGGATCAGTCGGATCAGGATCAACAGGAAGATCAGGATCTTCGGGCGGATCCTCGCCACCCTCATCAGGGGACGCAGGCTGAGGCCACTCGAATGGTTGACCTCCTAATGGGTCACCGGTAGCAGATGCAGAAAAGGTGCAAGAATACATGCCCTCGAAAAAACAGGTGCCCGGACCATTTGCACAAACGACAGGCTCAGGAGATACGACAGCAATGCCGACCTCATAACCGCAACCATCAGATGAAAATGTGCCAGAAGAAGCGGTGCATTCGGCAACTGTATTTGTATAACCGGAGAAAAACTTTTGATCGCCCTGACTAGGGCACTCTGGAGGCTCTTCAGGTTCTGGATCAGTTAAACACTCGCCTTCAGAATTGGGGCCAAATGTTATCGTCCGCCGTTTGCGCATGCGTACGCCGTTCTCAAGATAATCATCTATTACAACAGAAGGCGGGTTTGCAGTGCAGTTATTAACAACTACAGCTGGGCCAGCGCGCCCATATTGGTATGGTAAAAAATTCGCGCAGGCGCTATATGTATCATTACCGGAGGGACAATAGTTTGCATCGCCATCAACCGCTGCCCAGTCAATCGCGTTAACTTGATGCGACAAAAAGAGCGGCAGCGAGCACAATAAGGGCAAAAGCCTATTACGAGGTTTTGACAGTTTTAAAAACTTCTCAAGGCAGCATACGCGCAGGCGCAGCCAAGAACGAAAAAAGTCCATATCCACAAATCCCCCACATACACCCCCACAATGAAAAAAGGGGACCGCAGCCCCCCCAAAGGTTTACGGCTTGGTTACTTCAGGAAGTTCAAAACAGCTTTGGCACCTTTCATGCCAATATAAAGAGCACCCAGAGCGGCCGCGACAGCACCGACAGCAGTCAGGGCAGTAGCAAAGTCGATGGAACCTGTAATTACTGAATAATCCATGGGATCACCTCAAAGTTTTTTGATTGATTTAAGTACTGCACCGGCAGCAAGACCGGCGCACTGGAACGTTGCAACTGCTATGAAACCGGCCCCGAATGCCGCAGCTAGAACAGTCGGGTCCATGCTCAGAGGATCAAACTTTGTTATCAGTTGATCCACCGGGATGATTTGCCATTGAGCAGAGCACGAGATCAAACCGTCAGATGACGTAATAATCTCACCCTGACAAATAGGCAAAAAAGACATTACTGAGCAGCCCGCACGCCGGCAACGATAGAGCGATTAAGATTAGAAGGGTCAGTTTCTGTGATAATTTCAATTTTCGTCATAGGCTTGCAGTCCTGAAGCTGAGCGAAAACGTCAGCAGAAACTGAAATCTCTTTCGGGATGTAGCCATTGCCGGAAACTTGACGACTATCGGACATAAAGCCGGAAAACGGGACAAGGTAATGCAGTTTGTAGAAAGGGCCGTATGAAGCGCCGGTATCGCGCTTTTTGCCCTGGATAAATTCTGAGCCAGTAAAGAGGACTTGCATGATATAAACCTCATGATGGTTACGGGTTACAAAGAACTAATGACAAGTTACATAGAGCACCTGCATACGTCAAGAGTTATTTGTGCCACAATTACAAAAAACAGGAGATCAACCCATGAGCAAGAGCAGGACGCCTGCCGGGGTTGTAAGGATTGCACCCCAGTTACAGCAAGCACTGAAACGCATGAGCGCAGAAAATCATATCAGCATTCAAGACTATGTGACAGCAGTGGTTAAGCAGGCACTAGTTGAGGACTTTGGCGCAGACCAAGTTCGCAGGTGGACAGCCGAGAAGGGCGACCCTCAACACGCAGCGCTTCAACGACTTCAGATGCAGAGTGACCCAGATTGAGCATGGTATCAACCAACTTACCATAAGCAACCTGGGCATGACGAACGAGATGTAACAGGCTAATTTGAGCCTTTTTTCGGGCTGTTTTTATAAGCGAATCCTCGTGCTCGCAGACGTGAGCACCATATTCGGAAAGGATTTGAGCGCAGTAGGGGTACGACTCGGAGAAAACCCTGTCCAGATCACGAAGAGCGTCAGAGGGTATTTCGCGGTCCTTTCGACCGATCTCAACCTCAGCCCGAACCCAAGTCGACTGGGAATCACCCAACTGTTTGCCCTTTTCATAAATACGCAGCATTTTGCCGTTTTTCCGGTTGCCAATGTACAGAGTTTCACCGCAACCGGTATCAGACAACTCCTTGATCCTAAGGGCTTTAGGTGGGCGACCATTGCCGGTAAATTTCCCCAGATGGTATGCTTTTTCGCCATCATCAATCGAAATTTGACCATCCATAAGGTCAAACGCCACATCCAAGCGAGTGACCCGACCAGCGTGTAAATCCAGCCGATCAGCGATATGTACGAGCGCAGAGCGGAGCCGCTCACAGCCGGTAGAATCGAAGTACACCTGCACCCGCTCAGGTGTCTTATGCATGAGTCCGTCAGACTGCCGGATGACGTTATTGCCGCCCCAAGCGATGAAACCACCATCAAAACGGGCAGAGTTTTGAAAGTTGTTACGGCCACCGCCAAGCGCCTGAACACGGAAAGCAACGCCGGTCACATCATGCAGCCAGTCAGACAAAAGCTCAGCCCAAAAGTCAGCAGGCAGGGACTCAGACAAGCCGCCCCAGTCTGCGAAATCCCCGGATACCAGATCATATGCAGACCCCCGGAGCTGGTCATTGTGAAGATCAGGACGACCGAAAGACGCCCAGTACCGCGCAGGGTTCGAGCAGAAAAAGGAACGAAGGTAATCAATAGGAAAAGACAGCGAAAGCGTATCGCAGATAGTGGCAGACATGATAAAATTTCCCCGTTGTTTAGACAGACCCGGGTAGAGGCGGCAACCTCAGCGATCCCGGGTTTTTTATTGCGCGTAATTTGTAACACCCCAAAACCGGAAAAGCAAGCAACGTCATAGTTTGGTGCCCTGGGGACTTTCCCCCCGTATTACTAGACGGGGGGACTCAAAGCCTAACGCGCCTTACGGCTTGTTGAATCCCTCGTCATCAAAATGGTATTTTGACTCCTCACGATTAGATGCGCGAACTGGCTCACAGTCAGAGCATGAAGCCATGCGTTCAGCACGGGTACGGGTATCACCCTCAACAGGACCGCAGTTCATAACACAGACCCTTTGAGCCGGGATATCGTCATGGAGACGAACGAGTAGAAATCCGGACGCTTTTTCACGCTCACACAGCAGCCAATTTCTGTATGTAGCAGACTGAACTAGCGATCGCCAGTTACGACATCTCCAGACATACCCACCAGACGATGAGCGCTCAGAGTAAAGCGCAGCACCGAGTAACCTCATATCGCCAATGTAGCGCTTGAACGTCCGGTCAGAAATACCGTACTGATTAGCAAAGTAACCGGCAGGAAAAAAATAATAATCATCAGTCACAGAAGAAACATATTCGTGATTAACAATCTGATGAAGAATTTCTAGAGCATTGTGCAGCGGTTCCATGATGCATCACCTTTTCTCTCAGTTGGTATGACACATTATGGCACCGGCATAATGACATGTCAAGCAATGGCATAGCTGGAAACGAAAATCAGAAAAATCTAATGCAGCCATGTAGACCCGTCACAAAATGCAATATGACCCGCCCCGAGTCGCTACGCTCACGGATGCGGGTTCACATTGCATTTTTTGCAGGAGTCCGAACCATGGTAGCAGTTTGATAACCCGTTGTTTGGTCAACACGTTTACCATCAACGTGGCACCACATTTGAAAACCGCCGGGATACTCGTGACAGGCGGAAGGATCAACATAACGGTAACCAACATTGTTATTGACGACATAGAAAAAGCCGTCAGGAATGCGAACGGAACCCACAAGCTTCCAATCACGCGAAACAGAGGGAAGAGCATCATCAGGATCAGAATAGACAGGCTCAGGAGCAACAGAGGCAGGCTCAGGATGATCCACAACATGAACAGCAGGAGCAGCAACAGAAGCAGAGACAGAAGACTTTGTCTCAGCCTTTAATGGAGGCTCACCACCAGTAACAAAACCACTTTGCAGCATACTAAAAACAGCAACCAAGGCCGAAACACCGAGAACAGGCGCACCGATGAGAGAGAACAGAATTTTTGGGGACCGAAGTATATTCGCGCGCTTATCCGCCTTTTGTTCCTTACCTGCCCCGTGCATTCCGCTTTTCTGGGCCTTTGTTGCAGACTGATACAGGGAATATACTTTTGGGGAGTATGAGCCATAAAATTGACGCAGACGGCGAGACTCTGGCGGCTTTTGACCCGTGACAGCCCCTTGAAACACGTCAACACGGTAGCGCTTATCTTGACCAACGTGATTAAGTTTCTGCGCTCTAAATGTCTCATCAATCAGTTGACGCACCCAACTTGCCAACTGCGCCAAGTCCTGAGTTATAAGAACGATCTCAGTCGAACGGCCAGAGGCATCAACCTGATGCCTATGCTCTGCAAAATATTCCCGATGCCCTGGAGGAGCTTGAGTTACCTTTTGACCAGACGGCCAAACGCGCCACACCTCATCAAACACATGAACAGCGCCGTACCTCATCGAAAGGAAACCTTCATCTTCTGATTGAGCAACATTTTCAAGATCGACTATATCAATTCTGGGTTGAGGCGAGTTATTCACCCTGCACCATTCCTGCAATTCGCCGAGCTTAAGAGGCAGGTTAGTTACAATCGGCCTCCCCTCTTTCAAGCAGGGCAATATAACATTTTCTACAACGCCATATGATTTACCGGAACCCGGCAGGCCAGTATAAGCAACGATAGACATAAATCACCCAATAATAGGAATTCTACGAATAATGAAACGAATAACATACGCGGAAAGCAGGACCGAAATACCGTACGTAACTTCGAATGGCGAAATAAAATAAACCACGTCAGGCGGAACAGACGAAAAAGCACTTTTTGCCTGAGTAAAAAAGGCAGGAACAGGCATATCCTCAAGAAGACCAATCAGGAGATCAAGAAGCCA